ATTGTATCAAGTACGGGGATCGAACCCGTAATCTCCTGGATGAAAACCAGACGTGTTAGCCAATTACACTAACCTGACATTTATTTGTACCCGGTACGAGATTCGAACTCGTGTGGCATGGATGAAAACCATGAATACTAACCAACTATATGAACCGGACATAAATTTATAAAAGTAGTTCAGGTGGGACTCGAACCCACACGCCTCAAAGGACAACGGCGTTTAAAACCGTCTTGGCTTTCCAGTTACAACACTGAACCATTTATTATATTTCAAAGATCACAAAAAAACCCTAAGCTATTTTACTAACCTAGGGTTTTTTGTTTGTTATATTGTTATTATAACTACATACACTAGGTCATCAGTAACTGTTCTTGTAACTGTTCCAAAACCTCTAATATGTTGTTAATAATTTTCATTTTGTTTTTATTTTAAATATAATTATTTTATTTTTTTTGTCAATTATTCTTAATTAATTTGATACCCTAAAGATATAACTAGATTTAATACAATCCACGGATTTTTAATTATTTTTTTTATTAACTATAAAGTTTTCCAATTATGTCTGATTCTGGGTATTTTACTTCAAAAATACTATTAGGATAACCTTTAATTATATTATTATTTGCTAAAACTTCAAATTTACTCCCATAGCTATTAAGATATGTTGGGTTAATTTCAGGATATAACCCTATTTCAAGCGGTTGATATTTTCTACCAGATACAGGATCAACAGAATCAACTCCTGTTCCTATTATATTATAAAACTTTAAATCAGCTACACTAATTACTCCACTAATTTCTTGTAATATTGTTGAAACATTTGAAATGTAAATCGGTTGTCCCATTTGCCAATTATTTACATCAAAATAAGCTACAAGTTTTTGTAAACAATCAATTAATGTTTGTTGTTTATTGTTTGAATCTGCAAAAATTGTAAATTCTACTTGTAAATTATAAATTTTACCATCTAAAATATCAATCCAATCTCCTATTACTCTTTTATCTATTAAAAAGTTTTTAATATTTTCTTTTAAAATTTGATTAGGGGATACCCAAGCTCCTGAAGCATTTTTTTGTATTGTATTTAATTGGCCATCTTCTGTTTGTCCAATAATATATAATAAACCTTTTTCTCCTAACCATAAATTAGGATCAGCAACTAACATATTGTTTTTTACAGCATTAGTATTGTAATTTTTAAAATAATCTTTAATTTGGCTTGAAATCAATATTCTTTCGCTTTGTATAGTTGAGTTAATTAACTTATCTGTTAATGCTAATATATCAATTTCTATTGTTTTAGAATTTGCGACTCTTGGACCTATAACATCATAAGAAACTCTAAAAGGATTGCCAAATTTAGGAGGCATTAATTTAACCATAGTTTTAATATCTTCAGAAGTAACTCCTCTATCTTGAGCTGCAAAAGTTTTTCCAGATATTTCTCTTAATTCTTCTAATGTAGGAGTATCTCTACCTCCTGATGCATCCAAAGGGTTTGTTACTTTTAAAGAACTTCTAATTTTATTTATAAGAGGCATCGGTAAAGATAAATCTACCGCTTCCCATTGTTTTGCTGTAATTGAGTTAATTGTTCCACTTACAACATTTGTAGAAGACCCTCCTTTTATTCTATATTTTACAAAAATCGTGCTATTTACAGGAGGTAATGTTCCTAAATCAACATCATCATGAACATTATTAAAATATTCATCTGCTGTTACTGGAGAATAAAGTTTTTCTGTAACATCTTCGTTATATTGATTTCCAAAGGTAATAGTTGTAGTGTTTTTAGCATCCCTTCTAACTATAAATCTTCTAGGGATTGGTTGATAAGCTCCTTGTTTAATTAAAGCAGTGCTAGATGTATTATCTATATTTGTTTCAAAAAAAGCTTTAGATTGAGTTAATTCTCTTACTTGATAATAAGCAACATTATAATTAACAAAACTATAATCTGTAGGAGCAACTGTTTGTTTTCCTTGTACTACTACTAACCCTACAATTTCTGTAATATCTAAATCATTTAAAACAAACGACAAAAATGGTTTATATAAAGCTTCGCTAACATAAAAACTTTGAATTCTTGTTTCTCCTGCTTTTGCTGTTACTTTTTTTGTTATTGTGTAATCTATAACAGCTCCGTTTCCATCATAATTTGGAGTTTCAGTTCGATTTTGACTTAATGTAAAGTTAACAGCCTCTGTAATTTCAAAACTTACACCTGAATCAGATTTTAATTTAGTTCCTGTACTTAAAATAGGACAAAATTTATAATCTGGTGAGATTGCGCCTATAGTAGATGAAGTGAAAGGAATTTTAACACTTACTTCTACCTCTACGATAGAACTCATAGCTCCAGTGTTGTAAAAACCTAAATTATTAGAAATTCTTACTAAAGATTCTAAAGCTTGAGCAGTTGTTCTGAAATTTTCGTTAAATGTTTTATCTGTATAATAAGATAACATGTCTCCAACATATGCAACCATTTCAAGATACATAATATCAGTGTTTGCATCATTAAAAAAAACTAATTTATCAGAATGATACGTTTTAGCCCAATTTATTAAATCGTTTTTTATATTAAGGAAATCTCTACTAAGATAATTTACTGTTGGTTGTGACATTTTTAAATGTTTTTAAGAGGTTTTAATACTACGTATTTTTTTACAGCATCTGTAATAATAGAGAATAATCCTTTATTGTATTCATCAAAAGCAGGATCTTTATCTTCTCCATATTTTTTACTTATTTGATTTACTAAAGTATTAACAGATTGAGCTGGTTTATTTTTAAAAGTTACATCTACTCTTAATATATTTCTTGCATCGTTTATAGCTTTAAGCAAAGGAACTCTTTTACTTTCTTCTACTTGAGAAAGATCTAAATTATAATAAGGATTAGAAGATTCCATATCTGTTTTAAAAGTTATTCCTTTTAAAAATCTTACTTGTTCGTTAGCTCTTGGATTAAATTTTAATGCAGCTTTTAAAGCATCTTTATAGTTAGGTAAACTTGGTTTACTATTATAAAGGTTTGCAAACGCATCTTTATAGTTAGGTAAACTTGGTTTACTATTATAAAGGTTTGCAAACGCATCTATATAATCTTTTGATTCAAAAGTTTTATTTTTTATATACTCTTGAGCTAATTTAATAAACAAAATATGTGTTTCTTTTCTCATATTTTTAGTATCAAACAAATATTTTACAACCTTTAAAGTTTCTTCAGCCTCTTTTTTCCATTCTTCTTTTGATCTATCACTTGTGTGTTTAATTGAACTAATGTATCTATCTTTTAAAAAAGCTTTTATTACAATATCTGTGTTTTTATTACTATAACGTTTTCCATCATAATCAATATAAGTTTCTCCATCTTTTGCAATTTTAGCGTTTCTAACAAAAACTTCAACATATCCTTTAAGATCTTCAAATTCTCTTAACATTTTAGGGTTTGAAGATATCAAAGATTTTAGTTTGCTAAGAATTTCTTTTTTATCTTTTTCTATTATATTTACCCCAAATTCTCCAAAGTGAAAACCGTTTCTAGATTGAATAGAGTAAGAATCTACAATCCAGGTAAGAAAATCAGTAGGGATTTTCCAACTAATTTCTTCAAGAAATATTTTTTTATTTGTTTTTTCTTCTAATAATTTAATTAAAGAATTAATTATTAAATTATTTTTTTCTTCTTTAAGCATTATCTAAATCTTTTTCTGTTATTAATGTATAAGAAAAGCTATTTCCCCAAGTTTCTTTAGCTTTTTGACATAAAGTCATAAATTCATCAAATTCTATAGGGTTTGCAATAACTTGACAACCTGCAGACCATTTATCAACAATTGTGCTAGTTTTTACTTCGTTTGCTCTATGGATATTTGTAAGTCCAATTTCTTCAACAATAGTAACTTGATTAAAATCAAGTTTGTTGTCTCTATTATAATCTCTATAATATTTCATTGGTTTAACTTGTCTTAAAGCTTTGTAATCTTTATGTAACCCTACTACATAACAACCATGGTATTGTCCAGGAACCATTATTGCAGCACCTTTAACATTCATAGGGTTTTGCAACCAATACAACCCAGGATCTGTAGTAGCTTCATATATTTTTAAATTCCATATTCCTTTATAAACCCAAGCGATGCAAATTAAATCATTAAATACATTTGGTGTTAAATCATTACTTCTAACACCAATAATATTTAAATTAAAATCTTTATCATCTTTGTTGCATAAAGAAAACATGTTATTTTCAAAAACTTTTTTAAGTTTTTCTATTGTTATTTTATTTTTATCCATTTGTTTTTTTCACTTTAGAAAAAACATGCTTTTGAAAACTTTCGTAAAGTTTGTTAATATCTTTATCAGAAAAAAATTTATCATCATTTTTGATTGTAAAATTACCGTCTTTTCTTTTTTTTACATTATCAAGATAAAAATCATACACTTTTTGAGCAGATGGAAGTCCGCCGTCTGTAGTTGCAATACTAGCTGTTGTCATTTCTTCTTTGAGGTTTGTTTTTTCTTTTTTCATTAAAATAGGTTTTATCTTAAATATTGTATTGTAGCTAAAACTGTTAAATTAAAACTACTAAAGTTTGTAATTCTTTTCCTGGAAGTGCAAATTGAATACTAACCGTTAAAGTTGGTACATTAGTTTCATTATCAGTTTTTTGAGAAATTTCTACAACTATAAAAGATACACCTCTAAAGTAAGTGTTAAGCTCTTGTTTAACTTCATCTTCTACTGCGTATAATGCTTCTTTTTTTATTAAAGTATGCTTATAATCGCCTAAAACGCTTCCAATGATGTTTCCTCTTCTTTGCCCTCTTCTAGTTAAAAAAAACGCCTTTAATGCGGAAATTAACGTATCATTTATATTCTCTGTTCTTTTTAATATACTTTGTGTCCCATCAGTGGTTTCTTCAAATGGGAATAAAATAGAACCGTATTGTTTTTTTGCCATTTTAGTTAATTTTTATATATTTGCTTTTTCCATTTATTTTAAGTTTTTCCAAAGTAAGTTGTTCTGAAATTACTTTAGATAAAATATTAGGAGCTGAAGTGCTTGGAGCTATTGGTGCTCCTGGAGATGGAACACTTATTGACCCAGGAGAAAGTAATAAAGTCGCAATTTGCATTAATATATTGTGAATGTTTGTCAAATAATCAAATAAAGGGTCTGCAAAAACAGGTCTATGTTCTTTTGTAGAACTAGAAGATAAAATATCTATATTTTTCCCTTTTAATAAAACTAATTTAGATAAAACTAATTTAGATTCAGAATCTTTACCTTCGTCTTGAATCAAAGTAGTTTCTTTTTCGTCAAACAACAGCTTGTTATTAGACTTTCCTCTAATTCCAAGTTTGAAATTAACTGCAGATTTTTTTTTATTTATTTTATTTCCTTTTTCATTTGGAAATTGTTCTCTTTTTATTTCTAAAGCTTGTTCTACTAAAGCCCATGCATCTTCTCCTTCAATTTCACCTTTTAGTTCGCTAAACAAATCAGAACTTGACATTGATTTAATTGCAGAAAACCAAACTCTACCGCTAAATGGAGAAGTTGGGTCAAGTAGAGCTACTAAAACAACACTATTTATTTCAGGAGTTTCTATAAATCTTCCGAAAGCTGGTATACACCAAGAAAGTTTATCATCACCTGAGTTGTCTTCTAATTGTCCTTTTTCGTTGTAATATAAACTATTATCAAGTAAAGGGATTCTAACTTTAATTCTATTAGAATTTTTATCATCTGATACACTTATTACTTGGCCAAAGTGAAAAACAGACAAAGCAGTGTAGTTATTTTCTACACTGCTATCTAATATTGCACTTGCTATCGATTGTCCTGGGTTAGACGCCCTTATTCTGTCTTTCATTGAGTAATTCTATAATTTCTATTGACTCAATACAACATTCTTCCATTTCTTTTGTTTTTCTCAAAACATCTTTCTTGAGAATTTCAATTTTATTATTAAGAAAAGATAGTTTGTTTTCAATCTCAATAGTTTCTAGATTTTCATATTTTTTATAAATTAATAATTTATCCATTATTATTGTTTTTTTGTTTATCATGTTCTGCTAAAACTTGATCAGCTAATGAAGAAATAAATTTATTGTCAAACTGTTGTATATTAGAAGCGTTAGATGTTGAAGCTTTATCTTTAATCATAGATGCTACTTTTATTAATTTATCTCTAACAGAACCTTTAATTTTTAATGAATCGTTAAAAAGACTACCATAAACATCAAATCCTGTTGATTGCTCCATTTTTGTTTTATAGTTTTCTATATTAATTTGAGCTTCTTCTAAGTCTTCAACTAATCCTTTTAAAATATTTTGAGTTAATGTTTTTAACCCTGCTTCGTTTAACTCAATTTTCGAAATTTCATCCATTATCTTTTTCTTTTAAATATAATTTAATTTTTTTTAAAGAAGAAGTAACTGTATTACTTTTTAATCCTGTGTAATTTAATAAAAGTCTTACAAATTCGTTTTTATTACTAAACTCTAATTGCTCCCAGTTTTTCAACATATAAACTAAATGACTACAAACTAGCAAGTCGTTTTTAGAGCTATTATTGCTTAAACCAAAATGTTTCAACTTTCTTATAGTTTCTTCTCTTGATTCTTTAAATATAGCTTCTCCTCTACTTTTATCTTCAATCACATTACAAAAATCATCAGAATTTAAAACTCCACCTCTTTTTGCTATCATTTTATCGTTTTGTATTTTTTCATATAAGATAAAATTTTTAGCAGCTGTTCCGAAATATGAATAAGCTTTAACAGGTTTACCATCTTTGCCTACTTTTGATTCATCAAATTTTTCTATATTATTTATTATATGATGATAGGTTTTTTCTGCTAACTCTTCCCTAGTAATACCTATTATTTTTTGAAACATAGGCATTTGTTGCACACCGTCAATTAATTTTATTAAAGCAGGATTAATTATTTCTTCAAATAGTTTATCTTTTTCTCTTTTAGAATCAGAACTTAAATAAGTTTTTATAGCCTGCTCTTCTCTTTTTCCAAAATATTTATCTTGAATTTTACTCATTAAACTATAAATTAAATATTTGACTTAGAATATTCTTTTCTTGCTGCTTCAAATAACTCTATTTTTTCTTCTTTACTAATACCTTCTAAAGTATAATCATAAGAAATAGTAGATAATATTTTAGGAACTCCAACTACTGCAACTTTACTACTTGTAATTTTATTTAAAAACTCAAAATGGTAATAAATTCTTAAATCTTTTTTAAATTTATATTTTTTTGCAACTGATAAAGGTATTAACCCACTATATAAGGTAGTATCTACTTGTTTTAAAGCTGTAGAATCGTCTAACTTTCCTTGTTCGATACAAAAGTTAGCCCACCAAAAAGAACTGTTAATAACGCCTTTAAAATTACCTTCTAAATCTTGTAATTCTACTAAAGGTAAATAAACTGTTTTTTCATCTTTACAATATTCTTTAATTAACGAAAGATAATTTTCGTTTAAAGAAAAATCTTGAGGCAATATAACGATATGGGTATAATCATCTTTAGCTTCTTTAATTGCTTTATTTAAAACTGTAGCTTCATCGTTTTTTTCATCTACTACAACTCTTACAAAATCTTCAAAAACATTTTCAAGGTCATATATTTTTTCACCTATGCCTTCTTTTTCAACTATAATTCCTAATATTTTCATTTTAATTATTTACTCTAATTATTTGTACTATTTTATTTCCTGTTTCTTGGTTTGAACTTGTTTGTTTCAAAGAGTTTTCGTATATTTCTTTTGCTTTAAAAAAAGAATAACCATGTGAATTTATTAAATCCTGTATTCCTTTTTTATATTCTTCTAACTCTTCTTTTGCTGTTCTTGCGTTTTCTGATTTTGCATTAAAAGCGCTTTGATTGTTGTTTGAATAATAATTTGTTGTTACAACTTGCTCTGTTAACGAAACATTTTTATCATCATCTTCTTCGTCTTCATCACCATCTTCGTTTATAAAATCTTTATCTTCTTCTTCAAGTTTTTTCATAATTTCAGCTAATTCTTCTGAAGTTGGTAGATCAAAAGATAAATTATCTGTTATTTGCTTTACAGATAAAGAAGGAGTACTTGGAAGTTCTTCTAATTCTTCAGAAATTAAATCTTCTGGAGATGTAAAATCAACAACTTTAGTATTTTCAGACTCAACATGTGCTTTTATAATTTCTTCTGTATCTGAAAATACAGATTTTTTTTCATTTTTCTTTGCCATTTTTTATTTTTTTTCGTAATTATCTAATTCTCCTTTTTGAACCATTTCGTCAATAGCTGTAAATGTTTTAATTTTTTCTTCTTGAAGTAAATTAACAACTTTAATTAAACTTTCTTTAACATTACTTTCTCTGAAGTTATCTATGATTAAATCAGCAGAAGAACCTGTTGTTTGAAACAACGCTGTAGAGTTGCTACTCCATAAGTTGCAAAATTCTGCTAAATAATCTGCGAAAGCAAATTCATCACTGATATCTATTACGTTAAAACTTTCAATTCCTACGAAAGTTTTCAAGAAATTATTTTGATGTGTTATAACAGGAACTTTTGCACAAACAGCTTCTACAAGAGGAGCAGGAATAGCACTTTTATCATCAGCAAACACAATAACTGCACATTTTCTTAATTCTTCACAGTATTGTTTAACTGTTTGTTTTTTTAACACTTTAAATTGGAAATAATTAAAATGAGGGTATTTGTTTGTAAAAATATTTACAATTTTAGAAGCTAACTCTCTATCTCTAATCATTAAACCTATTGTAGGAGCAACTTCGTTTGAATTTACTGGAGTAAGTAATTCTTCGTTAACTACATAACTTGTTACGTAATAATTTAATGCTGGGAAAACTTGTTGGTATTTGTCTTTTATGTCTTCAGAAATACAAATTACATCTTTAAAGCCTAAAACACCCCAGTTAACTCCTGGCTCCATAGAAGCTAAACCGTTATATCCTAAAGCTAAAACAACTTTATGTAAAGGATTAAACTGGTAAAAACTTTTCATTATAGAAAAGAACCCTTCAGGTATAATAATTGTGTCAGATGGAGCAAATTTCCATTCAGGTTGAGTTCTTTCTTTTTTTGAACTTAAATATCCTTTTGGGATGTCTTTTACCCATTCGAAATCTAACCATTTAGGAACAAACCCGTCAACTTCATGAAGAACAACAACGTTAAATCCTGCATCTTTCATTATTTTTGCGTATTCGTAAATTATTTTTACTAAAGAACAAGCAAAAGGAATATCTGGGCAATATAACAAATATTTATTCTCTTTATTAGCAATTTCTTCAAATATAACATCTAATTTGTCATATCTTTTTTCTTGCCTTACTTCTAAAGGTAAACTTTTATCATATTGTCTTTTTTTTGAGCTTTCTAACTCTTTAACAAATTCTGATTTTTTATCTTTTTTTATTTTCATTTTTTTTATTCTTTATTTAATTTTACTTCTAATTCTTGTAACCAATTTAATAATTTATTTTCTTTTGCTGTGTAATCAATTTTTTTATTTTCAAATTGCTCTGTTGGATCGAATAAATCAAATAAATCTTTTCTTAAATTTCTTAATTCGTTTCCTGATTTTATCCATACTAACTCTTTAAAGAAAACTCTTGATTTGCTTAAAAAACTTAATGTTATAGGAATTTTTCTAGTATTAACTGTTTTATCGATTAAAACTACATCACATAATTTACTTTGACATATGTTAATAAACTCTACATTATTCTTTCTTAAAGTATCAATAGATGCATATAAATTAAAAGACCAGTTTTCTAAAAACTTTTCTAAATCCTTTTGACAAAAGAAATAGTTTCTAAAACTGTAATCAAAAGAGTCATTATACTCTGGAGTTGGTGTGTTTAAATAAAAATCATAAGCTTCTCTACATTTTTTGCTTAAATTTTTAAAATATGTGGCATCTATATTAATTTCATCATCATCTGTGTTTCCTGATAATTCTCCGTTAATAACTTCTTGTTTCATTAAATTATAACATGAAACAAACTCAGGAAATCTTAATGTGAAATCTATAACTATTCCTACTTTTCTTCTATCCATTTTTTTGTAAATTTTCTTCTATTATTTTAACTTCTTCTTTACTTAAAGATTGTTTTTCGCAATCATTACAGATGTCTTTTTTGTAAAAACAAAATCCGCAATATTTTTTTAGTTTTCTTTCAATTTTAACTTTATTTAGGAATTGACCTTCTTTAAAAGTATAAATTTCTTTTGCAACCTTTTTAATATCTTCTAATGCCCATTCTCTAAATTCATCAGTAACATTAATTCTATATTCTTTAACATCAGCTGGTTGTCTAATTAAAGTACAATATTCAACATCAATTTTATTTACATCAATTTCGTATTTTTCAGAAGTAAAATGTTGATACAAAGCAGTTTGTCCAAAGAAGTATTTAGCACTTAAACTTTCGTATTCTTCTCTAGTTAACTCTTCATTGTTCTTTATTTTTTTATTTATTTCAGAAAAAGGTATTGTTCCAATTTTTTTCTCAAGATTCCATTCTTTAATTGCGCTTTTCCAATCTAAAACAATATATCTATCTTCTTTTTGATACTGTCCTAAGAAATCTATAAATCCTTTGAAATAAATTTGAATTCCGTTAACTTCTACTAAAGGTAAATAAAGATCATCCTCTATACCTGCAATATCTATTCCTCTAAATCTTTCATAAAAATTTAACTTTTTAAGAATATCAACTCCATCTTTTGCCATATTCTTTCCAAAAAAAGAATTTGCCATTGTAGAATTACTATTTTCTTTAATTTTTTCTCTTAAAATGTCACCTATTTTGTCTTTTTTCGACGAATCTTTAAGAATTTCTTCAATTGATTCATGAATTGCACTGCCGAATACTAAAAACTCGTTTGCAGGCTCTTTTATTCCTAAATAATATTGAAGATACCATCTAAATGGGCATTGTCTATATAAATAATATTCTGAGAAAGAAATATGTTGTTTCTTTCTCAAATCAATATTATTTTGTACTATTACTGAATCCGACATTAGAATCTTCCATTATCTTTTTGAAACTTTTGATAAGCTCTAATAAAAGCCACATCTGAATCATCTCCTGGTCCAAATATTTCAATAGTAGCTGGAAATTCTTTTGTAACATGGTCAACTATAACAAGTTTATCTTTTTCAGGATCTACTTCGTAATGTTGTAACTCATGATGAATTAGTCTAAACTTTTGATCTATCTCTAACTCTAACCATGTATCAAAACCTATAATTATAGTTGCATCATAACCATGTAAAGTTTTTTGCAAGTCACTTTCAACTTTTGCTTGACCTAAAGTATAACCATCTCCTTTTTTTGAAGCTTTTTGTTTAAACACATAACCAATAGTGTAAGATCTCAAATCTGGTCTGAATCTTTCTATTAATTGCTTTGCTATTTCAAATACTTCGTCAGCTAATAAAAACTTAGTGTCGTCTGAAGGCCAATTTGCAATCGGAACTTGAGTGCAAGTAAAACCAAATTTTTGACATATTTCGTCTTTAGTGTTTATTAAACTAACATTTAATTCTTGTAATTCCATTTTTTAAAAATTAATTATTGTATTAAAAAGTCTATTTGCTAATTCGTTTTTTTCAACTATTTTCACTGTTTTATTGATATCATCAACTTTGACTTCAAACTCTAATTGTTTGATATCCCAATCTGGGAAAATTAATATAATTAAACCTGTAAATGTTTCGTTTGCACAATTATCTATTTGGTCTTTTTTTATTTTTGAAAAAACTCTATTTTTTATAAGTACTTCGCAGTAATCTTTAAAAGTTTGTTTAGTATTGTCGCGGTTATATTGCTCTAAATAAAAAACAATACTTTTTTGATGCTTTAAAGAAACATTGTTTTCTTTAAAATAAGGCTCGAGTGCTTTAAACATTGGTTAGTGGCTTTTTAGGTTTGAATTAATTAATTAGTGAATTAAAAACATTGTAATCAACATCATCTTTAAAACCGTTTTCAACACCTTTAACAATTACGCTGATTGCATTGTGGTTATGAAGAGATTCAGCGTGTGAACAAATAACTTTAAAATCTGTAATCTTTTCTTCTTTAACTAATTCTTGATAAAGAAGTCTTGCAGCATCTTCTACAAATTTTAAATAAGATCCGTTTAGTTCAGCAAAAGCTTGTTCGTCTTCTCTTTTAACCATAACTTGTGTTTCTGTTTTTAAAGCTTCTAAACAAATTTGTTGTAAATCTTCAATCCAAACAAACCCATCAAACTTTACAGAAACTCTTGCTGTACTTCTTTGAGAATGAGGAACTACTGCTTTGTTTCTTTCTTTAGTAGCATGTCTTCCTAACTCATAAGAACATGGACATGCACTTGAGTAAATAAAATCAAAATGAATAAACTTATCAAAATCTCCTTTTTGGTTTAGCTTTCCTTCAAGTGTTACATTGTAATATTGCCAACCGTCAAGACTTGATCTTAAAGATTTTTGCTTAATAGGATAAGAAAAATTTAAAGAAATCGAAGCTTCAAAAGTATCAAGTTCTTCTTTGTATTTTTTCAAAATATCTTCTAATAATGATAAATTGAAAACTTGGTTTTCATATTCATAAAAAGTTCTAACAATTCTACTCATGTTAATTCCTTTTTTGTCAGCCTCAAGAGATACTGATCCACAAATAGATGTTTTCAAATTAATTGTATTACCTTCTTTCGTTTGAAAGTTTAAAGGTAAGTTAAAATTATGAATCCCTACTCTTTGAATTTTCACATTTTGCCCTTGAATGTGAATGTTTCCTGAATTTTGTAAATCTGGAAGAGTTGCAATGTAGTTTTTATCAACTACTAACCCTGCATCGTATTTTTTATCTAATCCCATTTTATTTATTTGTTTAACTTTAACTTTAATATAAGTAATTTTTTTTTAAAAATTTAATATTTAAAAGAAAAATACACTAAAATGGATAGAAAAAAGATATTTACAGCTATTGAAGAAAAAAAGCCTATTAGAATTTCTGTTAGTAAAGGAAATATAGTTAATTTTTATAAAATAATTCCAGAAAAAATTACAGGAGATAATACTGTGGTTGGAAAAACTGTAAGAGACGATCAAGAAGTTATTTTCGATTTAGAAGATGTTCTTGTAGAAAATATTAATGTTTCCGCAGAAGTTTTGGATAAAATTGACACAAAAAAATTAGGAGATGTTTCAGAAACTGCAGATATTAATATAACTGAATCTGAAGATGGTGATTTCAACGTAGAAATTCCTGAAAGTAATGAAAACGAAGAAGAAGTTTTAGTAGATCAAGAATTATCAAAAGAAAATATAAAAACTTGGGCTGCTCAAATAAAACTAAAAATTTCTAATATAAAAAAACTAAGTAGTGACATTTTAGCTTGCGAAATCGTCGTAAAAAACCTTTCAAAACTAGCATTAATATATCCTAATGGTGATATAAAACTTAGTGGGCATTTGATTGAAGATTTTAATGATTTTAAAAATATAATTAAATATTTTAACGAAAATTAACTTTAATATCTTATTTTATAAAATATGAGATATGTTTATTTAATTAATAAAGAAGGAACTGAAGAATACAAAATTGGGGTTGGTGTTAAACCTGAAAAAAGAATAAAAACTTTACAAACAGGTAATAGTGAAACTTTAGTTATTGTAAATAAATTTAAATCTGAATTTTCCACTAAAATAGAAACCAATTTACATAAAAGATATTTCGGATCACACAAAAGAGGAGAATGGTTTTATTTGACAAATAAAGAAGCAAATGATTTTTTAAAATTATGTGAAAATTATGAAAGAGCTTTTAAAGTATTAGCAAATGAAAATATTTTCTTTCAAAAACAAATAGAACATTTAAAATATTAAACAAAAAAAAAGGAAGTTAATTAACTTCCTTTTTTATTCTCTCTAAACTCTCTTCAAAATCTTTTGTAATTTTATCAAGCCTTTTTTTCACTAAACTATAATCAACTTCTGAAACTATAGTTGGGTTTATACATTCAATTCTACTATCTCCTATAGTGTTTGGAATAACATAATGAATTATATCTTCAACATGAAAAAGATTAAGTTCTTTTCTTACTTTTTTAATAACCTCATATGCTTCTTGAGTTGTTAATCCTGCTGTGTTAACATAACACACTAAAATAATTTTATTCATACTTTTATTATTAAAATAAGTTATTTTTTTTACTAACAATAATTTTCTTTAAACAATGTTTTGATTTTTTCTTTAAACCCCAAACTACCTGTATCTTCTCCTATTATAACCTTTTTTTTACTCATTCTCTCAAGTTTTTCTTTCAACAATGAAAGTTCTAATATATTGTTTTTATCTTCTAAAAAATCTCTTTTGATGTAATTTTGTATTTTAGTTTTTAAATAGTCTTTTTCAGAAATCTTTCCACCTATTATTTTTTCTACTATAGAAATAAATTTATTTGCATATAACTCTGCGGTTGTATTTCCTTTTAAAACTTTAGCGCCAAAATCAACCATAACCTTTTCATCTTTCTCAGATAAACTATTTGTTGTATTTAACTTTGGCTCTGATCTCTTTGCTGCTGCTAAAACCATATTAAGAATTACATAACTTTGTTCTTCAAATTGTGGGTTAATATAATTTTGCGATGTTATTTCCATTTATATATTTTATTTTAAATATTGATTAAGTTTGGTTTCTATCTTTTTAAAGTCTAAATATTTTATTCTAATAATTGATCAAAATAACTATCATCTGAATAAGTGCTTCCTAAGTTAACAAAATTTCTTTCAATTGTTTTTAACATACCATCTCTATAGTCAGCTTGTTTTCTTTCTATGAAGAATATATAAAAACACGCCATTGTTAAACTCATAAGTAGGTCATCATGTTTTCCTTCAGCATGGTCTCTTCTTCCTCTTTTACTCCAAACCCATGTGTACATTTCATTAATAATCATTGTACAAGGAATAATTAATTCTTTAGTTCTTAAAACTTCTTCAAGTTTATCTCCACCTAATGCTCTAGTTTTTTCTGATTGCCAAAATCCAATTTTTCTTTTTTTATCTTTAGTTGTAGGATCATCTTTTTTAAGAGTAGAGTAAAATATGTTAGTATATTTATAAAAATCTCTTAACACTAACAAAACAGATAAACCAAACTGATGTTCTATAATTACTAAAGCTTTGCCATATTCTTTTGCTTTTTCGAATATTATTTCTGCAAATTTTGTTGTTTCAAATTGATCTTTATAAGTAGCTACAATTTCAAAAGTAGTTAAATTAATGATTACAAAGGTGGAATAATCCGACCCATCTCCTGTTGCAACGTCAGAAACAAGAATATATTTACACCCTTCAACATATGGTTTGTATTGTTTGTAATTTTTGTAAGGGCCACTTTTAACTTCATTTATTTGAGGGATATCTTTCGCAATTAACTCGTGCTCTCTAATAACTTCTGGATCTAAGACTTCACCACCAGAACCTGCAAAACTGCAATCTAATTCACAACGAGTTAGTCTTGGGCCTAGTTTTTTTGCTTCTATATCATACCATGGACTTCTTATTTTTCCATCTTTAATAAAATTATATTCCTCTTTGCATTTACATTTATAACGTTGAACATTTTTTTTATTAGTCATATCAGGCCAAGAATCTCCGTTCATGAATTCTAAAGTGCCTCCATCCGGATGATTTTTATCTATTTTCCATCTATATAAACCTAAGTTATAAATCGGATGCTCAGTCCAGTGTGCATCAATTATATTCCAGCCGTTTTCTTCAGCGTTTGTATACTGGTCAAAGTACCATCCTTGGCTACCTTTTGGTGTGTTATGGGAGATTATTGAATTGTAAACCACTGAATGACACCAGTTTACATCATTTGTTTCAGGTAAAGAAAAATCATAAGTATAGTTCTGTTTTTCTTCTATAGATTTGATTTGAGTCCATACCGAATTTTCAATTAAAACTTTATCTTGTATTTCTTTTACTCTTTCATTGTTTAAAAAATCTTCATTGGTCGATGAAATATGATTAATTAATTTTTCTATATTTGCTCTTCCAGGATTACTATTGTAATGAATATAAATTTTGTGTTTTGTTCTAATTGTATCTACAGAAGTTTTTCCTATTTTGCATAATTCTCTTACAATTTTCATCCCGCTAGGAATTGGTCTAGCAAATACTTCTTTGTTTGATTTTCTAGTATTAGCCTTCCTTTCTAACCTGAATCCTATTTCATCATGAAACTTTGTTGCAAAAAAACCATCTATTTCTAAATTATGAGAATCAAATCTATGAACTATTCCTTTTTTGCTATAATAAGAATTCATTTTTTCTACCGGAATTATTGATAGCAAAGATAAAATTCCGAAATTAGATAATATAATTCTAATTTGCTCAATAAGCAAAGGTGATTTTAAATTTATACCTACTCTATTCTTTTTTATAGTAGAATAACCATCTCCATCGAATATACCTTGTAGTAAAGCTTTCATGTTTTCTTTACTAATAGACATTAGTCTTTTAGGTATTTGTTTTTTTGAAGCTGTATAACTAAGATCAAATCCTAAATATTCTAAAAACTCTATTAAAACTTTTCTGCAAATTTCATAAGATACACCTATATTACTAGGGTTTTTATAGTAACTTAACCCTAATTTATCAAATATTTCAGTAATTCCATCTCCACAAGATATAGTTATACTCTTATGACTCGACGACCCTTTTGTTATATATAAACCTAGAAAATAACACCAATCAGGTGTTAAAAAGTTTGGAATATTAACTTCTTTTCTACCATTTCCTAACTTATTAACAAAATCGGAAATATCATCATTATTCCCCCAACAATCTGTTCCATATTGGTGACATAACCAATCTCCTACTTCTAATTCTTTAGCTTTAGTCCATTGATATTCTCCATTTTTATATGACCAATATTTATGTTCGTTACTACTTTCAACAGAGTTAAAACTTGTTGTAATTTTTCTTGTATCACAATAACCATTAACATGAAAAAGACTACCTTGGCGTTTAATATCTTTTCCTCTAACATTATATTGCTCTATTTCGCATGTTTGTTTCTTTGAACAATCAATATCTTCTGGAATAAAATCTTTTATTTGTTGAATACCATTATCTGTAAAGACATAAGTATCATCTGTAACACAAGAAATTATGATACAACTCCCTTGAGATCTAGTTAAAGTAAGACCTGCCGATGCCCAAATATCAGTCATCCATGAGATAGCCGCGCAGTTGCTTGACACTATTTCGTTTGTAAAATATTCGCTACCTTTCTCTACATCTAACAAGTCAAATAATTCAATTTCTTTTACTATTTTCTTTTTAGAAATTATTTTACTTCCAGAAACTAATAAATCTCCTTTTTTTACAAACTTTAAATATTGAAAAGAATCATCCAACATTTTAATTTTATGATAAGGAGAGCCTGTCAATTCTTTTCCATTAGAAAGTTTAATTTCGTAACAATAGGGTTTTGTTATTTTTTTTATTGAAGAAAAGTCACTCCATCCGGTTGGTGTTAAAACTTCCCATTCAGATATTTTTTTTATTTCTTTTGAATCTTGAGCATTAACATTATCTATATCGATAACATTAAAATCTATTTCATCACCATCTTCAGGTAAGTCAACATTATTTTCTTCTATATATTTTTGAAGTTCGTTATAATCCACTTAGTCTTTTTTATTAATAAACTTTAAATTTACTTTAGAATTAGGTCTTGTTAAATTACCACTTCCTCCATAAACCCATTCTCTAAAATTCCAAGGGAGAATATTTTTAATTTTCCAAGGTTTTTCTTTATATCTATAAACTGCGCAAAAAATAGTATCATTAGTATATAAATCAAAATCAAGCTTGAACTCAGGAATCTTTAATTTAAAATTAATACTATCCCAAGGATTAGTCCATACACCAAACATTAAAGTATCAATTTTACTTACAACAGTATCATGTTGAGTAATAGTATCACGTAAAACAACACTTCCTTGACTATGGGTTTTTATAGAACCAGTATTCATTGATATTAAATTTCTAATTTTAATATCTTTTACCTCTAATTGTTTTTTCATAAATTCTATCTCTTTTGAGCTAGATTCTTTAATTTCTTTTTTTGAAAGAATTAAAACGCCGTTTTCAATTACTATTTGATCTAACTTATCTTTGTATTCTTTTGATTGTTTATTTAAAGCAGCGACATTTGCTGTTTGTCTAATAGCATTAGCTTCTTGATTGTTTCTATCAATAAAAAGATACAAAAACATTAAAACAATTATTATTATCCCTATTGTTTTGTAAACTTTGGGATTTAAAACAAACTTTCCTATAGAAGTTAATAACGCTAAATTCATTTTTTTTATATTTTATATTTTATATTTAAAACCAATTATATTTTTACCTTCTCCTTGTCTAATAGAAAACTCTTCACTATGTAATAATAATGTTTGGTGAGAATTTATTTCTGGATTGTAAAAGGAACATTCATATAGAATTTGATCATATTTTATTTGAACCATAGAAATTGTTGCTTTTTGTTTACTTACAATAATAACTACTGGAGTTCCGCATTTAAATATTTCTAATTTCATTACAATTTGTTTTTTGTTTTAAATACTAAGGATTATCAACTATTTATAACTTTCATCATAAAATATTTTACCTATTTCTACTTTACTTAAAGCTTTGCTTGATTTATTTCGTATTAATACGTTAGTATCAAATGAAATGGATTCATCTATACATAGAAGTGATATTGTATCTCCACGACAAGCATCAGGTTTATTAGCTTCTGCTAAGATAGTACTACCGTTAACTAACCCAAAAGATTCTTTAGCATCATTACCAACAATATAATCAGGTATTAACCATGGAGCTTTTTTTCTTGCTCCATCTAAAAACTCTCTAACTCCTTTTAAAAACTTACGAGATGTTTTTTTCTCTTGTGCTAATGCATTTACGACTTTTTTCTTTTTTGTTGCCATATACCATGCAACATAAGCTTGAGAAACAGTTGTTAAGCCTGTTTGTCTTGTTTTCATAGTTAAATTATAACTAAACTCTTCAAAACTTTTTATTGCTCTTTCTTGATAAGGATAAGGATTAAATAAAGATTCAAGACCAGTAGCAGGGTCTGAAATAGGAAAATAATTTTTAATTGTATATAAAGGATCTCTAATACACTTAATATATTCTTTGAGAACTACTTCTGTTCTAGTTCTATCATCTAAAGTTCCTAAATATTCTAAAGTCAGCATAATTATTTTATTATAGTTTTCGGTAATTTTTCCTCTTTTGATAAAATATGTTCAAACTTTTTAGTTTTATTTCCATTATCAATTGGTTCCGAATAAACAATTTTATAAGGATTAACTGTAAAAAACTCTTCTTTAAACATTTCAATATATTTTTTTGCTGTACCTGAATTAAGATAAGCTATAGTAGAGTGTGGATGATAATCAGGAAAATCTGACGTATAAGAAAAGTTTAATGTTAAATCTTTATTAATTTTAAACAAAGGATCTTTTTCCTTTGAATATATTCCTCTACCTACTTGTTGTTCGCAATCAAATTTAAGTACATCAAAATCTTTATTGTTAAAAGAAGAAACATTATGTAAAAGCAATTGTGGAAGTTTAGTTTTTAGAATTTCTTTAAATACTTCTTCACTATTTGTTTCTTTATAATGAAAACCATATAATAAAGTTAAATGAGGTTCAGTTTCAAGTCCGAATCCTGGTTTATTATAAATATCATCTGTTGATATTTTTTTTTGAAAATCTTTTAATTCAGGAAAGTCAAAATACAACATTGCGCATCCAAATTTATACTTCCCTTCGTTTACTTCTTTAAGAATAACTTTTTTACTACTTACAAGCTCTAGACGCTCTTTTAACATATGTATTTTCTCTTGTTTATTCATTTTTAGCTATATATGTCTAAATATTAATTTAATTCGAATTTACACTGTTTTTGAAAGAAAAATAACAAAGGGAGGAGTATCTAAAAATAAAAATTAGATATACTCCCTTTGTATTTGTGTTGGACTCATAACCAATTTTAAATATAATAAAAATATAAAAATCGCAAAAAGTTATATTTAAAAAAAACAAAAATATGAAAGAAACTGTACTTGCAAAAAAAATTGTAACTTATTTTGAAAACAAAAACCTTACTTGTTATAAAGAAGTAAGCAAATCAGGTACAGGTGGAGCAATTAGATGTGATTGCTATTTTGTAAAAAAAGAAAAAGATGTTATAGTAGATGCATTTGTAATTGAAGTGAAAACAACTTTAAGTTTAAAAGTAATAGAACAAGCATTTAGATGGAAAGCTTTTGCAAAAAAAGTTTACATTGGAGTTCCTAAACCTAAAAGAAGACCAGTAAAATCAAGAAGATTTGCTGTTTATGTTTGTCAAAAACTAGGTGTAGGGATTTTTGAAGTTTCAGAAAATGGTAATGTAGAAATGTTAACAGAATCTGAAATTAACCCTAAGTTTAAACTACCGCCTTTGTTTGAAGAACAGAAAAAGTCAAAAGCTGGAAATGCTAAATCTGAATACTTTACAGTTTACAAAAAAACAATCGCGAATATAAATGATTTTATGAAAGATAAAACAGAATATAAATTATCTGATCTTTTTAAAGAAATCGACCATCATTACTCAAATATTTCTTCCGCTCAAGGATGTATAAAAAAATATATCAAAAAAGGAGTGATTACAAATTATAAAATCAAACAAAAAGGAAAACAATTATATATTGAAAAAATTTAACTAATAATTTTTCCAGAAATAGCACTTTTTAGTTTTACTTCTTCTTTAGAAAAAACTTTGCTATTATCATTACACCAAAAATCTCCATTTATTTTTTTCGAAATACCTTCCAAAGAATTAATGTTATTTTTCGCACAAGAATAATAATTTCCAACATAAGTTGGACCTCCTTTTAGATTTATTAATTGATTGTTAGAGCAATCAAAAAAATCTCCTATGTTTTGTGGACAACCGATTAAAGAAGTTAATTTGTTATACGAGCAATTGAAATCTATTCTTACCTTTTGAGGTCCGTTTTTTAAAGAAGTTAATTGGTTGTATGAACAATTAAAATCTGTATTAATTTCACTAGGGCTTCCTGTCAAAGACAATAAACTGTTATTATGACATTCGTAAGACATTCCTACTTGCTGTGGTCCTCCAGATAAGCTTTTTAATTTATTATGATGACAATAAAAATCTTTACCTATACTGCTTGCGCATCCTTCAAGAGATGATAATTCATTAAAAGAGCAATTTAAAACTCCAGGAATTATATTAGTACATCCTTTTAAAGTTAACAAGCTATTATACATACATAAAAAACTGCTATTAAGTTTTTTAGGACTATATTCTAAAGATTCTAAACGATTATGACTGCAATTATAAATACCAGATACTGCAATTGGTCCGTTTTTTAAAGTTAATAATTGATTATCAGAACAATCAAAATTCCCTTTTACATAACCAAAATTAATAGGAATTCTTTTTAAATTTAAACTTTTTATATAAACATCGCCTTCAACATTAATAGTGTATTTTTTATAATAAGTTTTGAAGATATTTAATTCTTGAGAACCTAAAATTCCTTTAAAGATTATTTCATTTTTATCAATAGTAATTAATAAATCCAATTTTCTTTTTAATTCAGATATATCTTCTTTTTTGTTAACTTTATTAATTACATTTTCATCTTCTGAAAGTATAATTAACTTATTAGATATACTTTCAAGTTTTTCTATTAATATTTGAAGTTTTTGAGAATTATTCATTTCTTTTTTTATTAAATATAAAAACCCTTTTAAATTTCTATAAAAGGGTTTAAATTTTATTTTTATTTATTTTCGTCTATAAAAACTTCTGCACTTTCCAAATAATCTGGATCTTTAATTTTTTCTTCATTGCCAACCTTTATCGAAGATATTTTAAAACCATTATCTTTGTTATTTACCGTTATTGCAACTTCTTCAAAAGCATCTTCGTTAGCGTTTTTACACATTGGACATTTTAATTCAAAATTATTTTCTTCTACATCAAAAATAAACCCACATCTTTCACATACATATGCTGAAAAAGTTTCTTCATTTGCAGATTCAGATTCTTCTAAAGTTTTTTTAGGATTTTTCAAATCAACTAGACTTGTTAAAAAAACTTCAACATCAGGATCTTGTTTATGTTTTTCCAAAATAGGTATTAATATATCTAAATCTTCTTGGTTTAAATCCACTCCTAAGTTAAATATATAATTATTATTAAGTTTACCCATTGAGTTTTTAATAATTTTATATATGTTTGAGTTTTCATTAAGGAAGTCTATTGTAAAAAGATTGTCTTCATGGTTAAAATATAGTTTAAAATTTTCAGTCTCGCGTGTATCGTTAACTTCTTCAACATTATCTTCATCATCGTAATCTTCGTCGTAATCTTCGAAACCTTCTTCAAGAGAATCCTTTTCTCCAGATGAAGACTCAACTTCTTTGTAATCGTATCCTTCGGCATAAGCTTTTATATCTTTATCTGTAGCTTTTGATTCTCCATTATAAAGAATTACAGCATCAAAATAAGGAATTGATCTTAAAATTTGTCTTGATTCTTCTTTATCTTTTGCAAAAATATTAAAAAAGCTTATAGACCAACCATTTTCTCCAGTTTCTGGGTTTTTCATATAAACCTCATAATTGTAAACTTTAATATTTTCTTCATTATTAAATTCTACTTCTGTTGCCTCTTCTATTTGGTTTTCTTTAGCTGGTTTTAAGTAAACAGAATTCATTGGAACATCAAATTCGTGAACTTCGTCTTGCCATACAATATCTATATTACCTGCAGCCCAATCTTCATCTACTACTTTTCCACTATCAAGATATTCTTTATTAGTTTCTGGAGATATCATTAATTGATAAACAGTTACTCCTTTTTTTGCATCTTCTCTTTCGAAATAATTGTTTTCTTTAATCATCCAAGATTTAAAATCATCACTTTCCATAACTACAGAAGTTTCTTCTTCAATAGGTAATTGTTGAGCATCTATAATAGCAGTTTGTGATTCATTTACAGAATTTGAAGATCTTTCAAGTTTATAAGCATATCTACAATAATTATACTCTTGTGTATCAATAAAAAATTCTACATTTTTTTCTTTATCTAATAAAATAAAATATCGACCTGAAGGTGGGTTATCAAACTCGTCAAGAGGGTCTGGATTTGGTGTTTTGGAGTATAATTCTTCTAATGTAATTTGCTCTAAATCTTCAATATTAATATCAAATTCACTTTGAATCTCTTCAGGTGTAATTACATCATCATAAATTTCTTCGAACTCTGCTGGTTTTCTAACTTCTTTTAATATCATTATTTTATATTTTTTGTTTAAAGTTTTTTATTAAATATAATTAAAAAAACAAAAACCTCTTCTAAAATAACTTAAAAGAGGTTTTTGTAAATTAAATGTCAATTGATTACTTTTCTTCACTAAGTAATTGATCGTATCTTGCTTGAGTAACAACTAATGCTTTGTATTGTACATCAGATGTTTTTCCCCCTTCTGGAGCGTTTTTATTCCAGCTTGAGTAAGATTTTCTTGCTAATTCTTCAGCTTCTTTTTGATCAAGTTTTTCTTCTCCAATTCCACCAATTACATCCCATTTTTCTTCTCCATCTTCTGTCCATCTTGCGATAGCTATGTAATTTTTTGTATCAATGTTGTCGGTTGATTCTTCAATAGGTAAAGAAGAAACTTCTTTAAGAGGCGATTTACTGTTATAATTAGATAAAGCAAAACCATTTAATGTTTTGTTTATAACTTCATAATCTGGATAAATTCTTTGAATACTTTCTATTGTGTCATCCCATTCTGCTACATTATGAACTGCACCTCTAACTCTTTTTCCTTTATTATTAGTATAAAACTTACATTGGAAAGAAACAAGTTCTCCTCCTTTGCTTACACTTAAAGTTTCGGTTTCATCATCAATATTAACTACTTCTAAAATTGCTTCTTTTATTTCTTTTTCAACTTCTGAATCTGTTTTTTTTGGATATCTATCTCCATAATAAACATCTTCTTTAAATACTACTTTCTTTTTGCTAATACGTTGAATCTTTTCAACTAACAAGTCTATTTCTAATTGCTTTTCTTTTTCTGTTTTCATTAATCTATTATAAATTATATTATTTTTTTAAAGAAATACTAAATTCACACCAATCTTTTTCAGATGTATTTAAATGTAAATCTACTTTTTTATACCAAGGATATTCTTTTGCCCATTGTTTGAAAAGCGCAGCATATCTTTTATACATTCCTGGTGCCCAAATTCTTTGATCATTATCTTCTCTCCAATCTCTGTCTCCATCGTCATAATCATGACCTTCTTCATCATCTATCCAATTACCTAAATGTCTAAAATCACTAGTAATATAACTACCTCTTACTTCAATTTCATTAGGTCTTTGACCATCTGGACGAAAGCTATAAAAATCACTCTTTATTTTTGAAACGATTTCTTCAGATTTGTTTACTCTACTTACTTTTTTTACAGGAGTTGAAGATACTACAGAAGGTGTGAAACCTTTAGGGGTTTTAGTTGGCGAATACCATTTTCCTGGTCTTTGATTCATATCTCTAACAACTTTATTCGCTTTTATTAACCTTTGTAATACAGGAATACTCATTGTTTGAGTTGGAAAAAGTCCAATTAATTCTTTTGCTACAGCACCTTCAGAACCTTTAGAATTTAAATAATCTAATACCTTTTGTTCGTATTCAGAACCGTAAGCCATTTCTACAATAACTTCTTTTTCGGCCGATTCTTTAAAAACTACTTTCTTTTTGCTAATGCGCTGTATCTTTTCAATTAATAAATCTATTTCTAGTTGTTTTTCTTTCTCTGTTTTCATCAATAAAAGTTTTTTATTAAATATGATTAAAAACAAAAAACCGTTTTAAAAATATTTTATTATCTTTAAAACGGTTTAAAAAAGTCCCTTTAGTCAGACTCGAACTGACACAGTATTTCTCCGACCGCATCTAAAACGGTTCTTTACGACATAAAGGATAAAGTTTCATTAAAAAAGAAACTTCTTTTATTAAAAAATTAGGGTTTCCATATATTAATTTTATTTGTTTTTCTACTATATCTAGCTTTTCTTTTTGCTTTGTAATGCAATAAGGGTTTTTAGGGTCTAAATAAACATTAAAATCTTGTAGATAAAAATCTGCATAATATCTATGTTTTTTTTCATTTTTATCTAACCAGACTACGGCAGTTTTAGGTCTTAACCAAATAATATTGTTTTCGTCTAACCATTTTGCTATTTTAACTTCCCAATTAGAATCAAAAAACTGCCCGTTATATTCTTGCTTTTTAATTCCCTTAGCATTATATGATTTCATTTTCGCAAAGCACTCATCACTGCATAAACGTGGAAAATGACCACTTTTTAATTTTATAGAAATAAATTTTTTTTTACAATATGTACATTCCAATATTTTTTCTTGTCTCAACACTTGTTTTTACTTGGGATTTCTTTTTTTTTACCCCTTCATCACTCTTATAATATGCTTTTAAATTTTCTTGCACTTTTCTTTTACTTTCTTCTGTTCTGGGTTTTCTTCTTGTATTGTTAAATTTAGCTGCGCATGATTTACTACAAAACCTAGGATTGCTAGTTTCTTTATCACAAAATAAACACTTAGTTGTTTTCATTTTAGTTTAAATATAATTTAAAATTTAAATTATCAGATTATATTAGACCTTATGACAGGGTTCGAACCTGCATTTTCAACTCCAATTACATTGTATTTGATTCGTATTCAAACTTGGTTACATAAGGATAGTACCCTCTATCGGATTCGAACCGATACTGTATAGTTTCTAAAACTATTATCTCTGCCAGTTGGACTAAGAGGGCATTTTAAAAAAGTGTGCTAGGTAGGATTCGAACCTACATTAGTCATCTGACGTTACGGAATCACAACCCGTTCGGCATCCCTTACCGGCTACAAGCACCATGTATTTTTAAAAATAATATTATAAGCCGTACACTTTTCACAGTCGCAAATACTTATAATACTATTTTCTGCGGAGAATATAGGAATCGAACCCTGTCGTTGCCGACCGCTACAGATTTCAAGTCTGCTTGTACCCATGTACGCTACCCTCCAATTTAATTTTTAACTTTTACCCCTAGTTCTGTTAACTCTTTATATTTTAAAATTGTTAACTTATAAGGAAATGCATTCCATTTTAATTTATCTTCCAGTCTTTCAAACCCCTTTACTTCAATGTATTCATCCGTATCGATTAAATAAAAATCAGGAATATAATATCTTACTTTTCCTTCTTTTTCGTACGGAAACTTAATTTTATTTCGTCTCCAGTTAATATTGTTTTCATCTAAATACTTTACATATTCTAACTCCC